GCACTAACAGATGAAATCATGCAGTTTGTTAAAGAAAAGAAACTTACTCCTAAAGATTTTGTAGTCAATGGAATGAAAATCGGAACTACTTCTAAAATCTTTTATACGAGAGATAAAGAGAAGTTTTTTAAATTACGAGGAACAGTTATTCTGCAACTCTGCAAAATTTTAGATAAGAAAAAGAAGGGCAAATACTTTGAGAAGAAGCTACGGAAAATATTTGACCGTGATAAGCAGTTCTTTTTCAAATGGAGAAAAGAATTAAGAGAAACGAAAGAGGTTGGTTCTGCTATTGCAACCAACAGTATCAGACAGCTCTATACAGGAGATAATGAATTTCACTTTAGCATAGCTAAGATGATCCAACTCCTAGACTATATAAATGATTTAGAAATTGAAGCGCAACGAAAGAAGGAAAAGGAAAGTGGAAGTAAGAAAGTCAACAAAGCACGTTCCAACGTATGAGAAAACACGGAATTATACAAACTTTGAACGCTATAAAACGTTCGATATTGAAGGTTTTTTTGCAGACAAGAAGTTGAAGGTAGCAGAAGTGTTAAGCACTAAGCCATTGAAACTATTGGTAGAGATTGAGGAAGATAATACACTCTATCCAAAATATCAAGATGGAAATGTCGCAAACAACACAGGCAGACTATTTCGCTTGTACCTTGACACGCCTTCTAACCGAGAGGTGCAGGCAGGTCAAGTTATGCGTTCAAAAAACCCTTATGTAGAGTTTGACTTTGAGGATTCATACGTCAAAGTTGTCTCTTATGAGAAATTGTTTGTCTATACAGGTGGGCTTGCCCTGATTGATAGAGAGCAAGAAAACCTGAAAGAATTTTATAGTGGGAGAGATTAGATGGTAGCTATTGAAGCAGAAAAAATACAAGGTCTAATGTTCTTTCGAGGAATTAACCAAGACTTGATTTTTGAAGAAGCAGAATTTGAAACAGTTTGCGCTTATGAAAAGTCATCAGACGAGATACGAATTATCTTACAAAATACCAAGGTTGATTCTCCTAATGAGGAAGAACTAGTGTTCGTTCGCTTGATTGGTTCTAATGGTAGAGGTTTGCCAGTAGATTCTATGAAAAGTGGTTATAAGGTAACAATGGACGATATGGAGATTGAAAAGGTAACTCACGTTCGTTCACAGCTAACGATTACGGTGTCATCTATTAAGTTAGGTGGCTACAGACTAAGCACAGACAACAAGATTGAAATTGTAGATTGATAGAGAGGAGAATAGATGATTAGTAAGTATAAAGCCTTGCAGGAAGAAATAAACAATCAACCTGCTTTGGGGCAACAACGATTAAAAGCTATGTTGCGATTTTTGCAAGACGGTCAAGTAAGCGATTCTGAGCTTACAAAAGTCCTGACGTATGAGTTTAAAGGAAAGTCAGAAGAACAAACTGAACTTTACAATACTCTTGTAGGGCTAGTGATTGACCTTTATATTAAGAATAACGGTCAGGAAAACTTTTTGGAGCTATACAATAGCTTGCAGGGAGAACCAGAGCCAGAACCAATTCAACCTAAACCAGTTCAACCAGAACCAGTAGAGGAGAAAGAGAATGAACCTACAGAGGGCAATTCTGCTATAATCGCTCCACAGCATACTGAACGTACACCACAAGCAGTTGCTCCAAGGAAGAAAATGAGACTTGCTTCACCAAAACCAAAAGAGGAAGTCCAAGAGCCAGTAGTTGAACCAGTTGAGGAAGTTCAACCTATTGAGGAAGTAGCCGAGGTTGAAGAAGTGAAGGAACAACCAGTAGCAACCAAACCGATAGAGCCAGTAACCTATGTAGAGCCTGAACCTGAAATTGAAGAAGAAACAGAAGATACTGAGGTTGATATTTCAGATGAATACGATAACGAAGATGAAACTGACGTAGAGGTTGATTTGGACGAGTTGGACGAGGAAGAAGAAGTGGGAAAACGTAAGAAAAATGGCATTTTGAAGTATATTGCAGTTGGTATTCCTACCGTGCTTGCGATTGGTGGTTTGGCTTTTTGGCAAATCAATACTAACAGCAAGAATACTAGTCTTACTGAACAGGAAGTCGCAAAAATCATGGAAGAAGCTCCTAAGAAGGAAGAAACAGGAGCAGGGTTATCTAGTGTAGAGTTTGAAAACAATGTTAATGCTCTTACTACAGCTTTTGACACAATCAAGCAGAATGATAAGACAGGACTTTCAGGATATTTTGTGTTTGAGAACAAGAGATACATTATTCAGAAGTACGACCAGTCAACAGGTGCTTTAACAGCCTTTGATACTAAGGGTGAGAAGGTTGTTTATAATGACGATTGGGTACAAAAGTTCATTGAAAACTCAAAAGCAAAAGCAAATAAAACTGAGAAGAAAGATGAAAAACAAAAATCTGATTCAAAGGAAGAACAGACTGAGAAGAAAGAAGGGAACAACTAATGAAGTTGAAATTTTCGGAGTTTAATTTGCAGGAGTGGTTGTTTTTCGTGCTGAAAGTCGTCTTGATAGCAGTATTGCTCCTTCTACCCTTCCAGTTAGGTTATTCATTTAAGCATTATTATCATGTATTGGGATTTATGATTCTACCATTTACGGTAGGGTTGATACCTGTACTATTCAACTTTAGAAGTGCTTGGAAGTGGCTTGTATTTGGCGCAGGGTTGACAGTAACGGTTGTTTGGCTAGGATTTAGCTTATTTACTAGAACCTACATAGGTTATATGGGTGCAGATGGATTTAGGTTATTGGATCAAAGCAATCCTAACTTTGTATTTTCGGTATCAGATAAAGATAAGTCTGCAATCGAGGGTAGCTCATACATAGTATTTATGAACCCAACGTGTGAAGCGTGTCAGGCAACAGTTCCAAAGCTCCAAAGCCTTACAGGTAGAGAACAGACAGCAATAGTCTATGTGGACGTGACAAGTGCTTTTGGCGAGGAATATGTAAAGCATTTCCCTGATATTGACAAAGTGCCTTCTGCTTACAATCGTGAGACAGGAGAAATCCTAAGACTTGGTTATCATACCGATAGTGGGATTGAAATTTTAGACGAAAACATCAATAAAATAGCAAACGATACAAAATATTAGAAAGAGAGAAGATACATGGCTAAAACAGAAGAACAAATTAAAGAGGAATTTCTATTCATTGTTGAGAACAACAAGGAGTTACTAGGACACGTTATTGCTTCTTACAATAACTTTTTGGCAGAATACCGTAAGTTCTTAGAAAAAGACTATGCTACGCTTACTATCTATGAAGCGATTGAATCGGCAGAAAACTACGCCCTACAAAAAGACGAGGAAGAAGGTGGAACGTTCTACGCAGAGCTTCTAACGGATTGGTATGACGAGCAAGTTTTGGAATGGAAAAAACGCCTTGACGGATTGAAGAATGACTATATGATTGAGAGTATTCCAGTTGTTGATCCAGAAGATAACGTGGATTGGGGGGATTACGTCCGACCAGTTATTTACGATATTAAGGATTGGGGCTTCCTAGTCGTTCCTGATGAAAACCACTTAGTAGAAAATGATATTAAAGGGGTAGAACATATCGTCTATACGACTGAATACTACAATTTCCCTATCTACTCAGAGGAAGATTTTAATCAGTCAGAGGAATTGCAGGAATACTACAAGAGCTATAAGCGATATGAAGCGCTGTTGCGTGAAAACAACATCACAGCAACCGACACTTGGAAGTTTGCTTTAAACCCAGACTTTACCTACGACAAGTGGGCAGGGCGTAAGGTAACAACACCAGAAGATACGCTCACTCTTGCTCAATATCTCAATCAATGCTTGCAACGTATCAGTAACGATATTGAAGAAATGATGACAAGTGTAGCAAAATCAGAACAGGCTCACTTGTATTTGAAGGAAACGTACTATGACGAAAACAAAGCTGAACAACTATTCAAAACGTGGATTGCTACGAAAGGCTATTAGTATTGGCTTCCTACTAGCTTTTTGTCTGGTAGGGGTAGCTTGCTCAAAGCAGGGTTCAACCGTAGATAACAACGCAGAAGTTTCAGAGAGCTTGAAAGCTCAGAAGGAAGAAAAAGGCAATCTTAGCAAAGAAGATTATCAAGCGCTCAGAAATGCTCTAGTGAAGAATGGCTTGTATATCAACAAAGACGATACGATTGGTGGGGTATTCAATTTATCTGACGGAGCAACTATGCGTGTCTATCGCTTGGACGGAGACGGTAATCTTTGGGGAGTAGTTAAGACAGGAGAAAACGAAGAAAAAATTGCAGTATTTGACTATGCTTCTGTTTTGACCTATATTGAACGTAAAGAAAGTGCAAGTGTGGAATAAAGATGGCTCAGAATTATATTTTTGTCCGTCTGAATTTAAGACGGTTAAACAAGTATGAGAAACAACGAGTAGAACGTATAGTAGAGAACTTGCAACGTAAGAGTGATGACAAAGACCGTTATGTGTTTATATCGTTGTTGGAATGGCGCAAAATCGAGGATAAAATAGTATTGCGCCCTGATTTATACAAAAACCTAGAAGTTGATCTAGTGAATATGCCAGAAGAAAACATTATGAGAGGTGGAGTAGTTGGGAGTGAAGAATTTATGGGTTGGTTAGAAAAACTACCCAGAGAGGACACTTTCCACAACGAAGGCGATATTGAGATTGACGGCTCAGTTTTTTGGGATAGTCCAGAAGAAGGGTAAGTAAGAAATGTTTGAAAAAATTGGAATATGGTTAGACGACCTAGAGGACTTGGTAAAAGCGTCCGATTGGAAGAAGATAACACTAGTAACGATTATCCCTGTAATCGTAGCCTTTATTTTAGGTGGTGTGTTTTTCTCTAAAAAGGTAACGGTAACACAGGCTTATACTACTGATGAAGTAGGTAAGTTATTCTCTACGCAGGATTTACCAACGCAAATTGGGAATATCGAAAACAACGAATTGAAGGTAGTTCAAGGTCAACTAGCAGATATTCAAGTAGAACAAGAGAAAGATAAGAATGGTAATGAGACGGACTTTGCATTGAATTTTACGAAGTTGAACGCAGATACAGAACTTAATAATTTCTTTAAAACTCTTGTTGGTGTTCGCTATGACACGAAGGTAGATACAGCCTACAAGAGCTTGAAGCCTTACCTAGCCTCTAGTGCAAACTCAGATAAGCCTGCTGATGAAGATAAAACTAAGAAAAATGAAAATGAAGGTGAAGCTAACACGGATTTAAGCGTGCAACAGAATATTTACAATCTTTTAGCTTCTCATTCTTGGGGGAAAGAAACACAATCAACTACAGCTCTAGCAAGCCCTGTTATGGTGTCAGTTATGAGTGGTTCTACAACTTCCAACAGATACTTTCAGGTATTAGTTCCAGTCACAAACGACAAGCGAGATTTTGCCTTACTTAACTACATTGTTAAGACAAATAAAGAGGGTAAAGTCCTTGCTTGTACCTATACAGGGGCTTTGCAGGGGTATTCTGATATGAATACATACTACAAGAAAATAGTTGACCTTTTGCAAGGGAACACAGTCCGAGACGACAAAGGGGGCTATAACACCAACGAGAATAAAGAAGATTTTAACCATCATAAGGTAGGAGAGTGACAATGAACAGTTTAGTAAAAAGAATACTAGTTGTCTTAATTGGCTTAGTGTTGATTGGTACTGCTTGTTTCTTCCTGTTCTTTAACAAGAAAAGCGCAGGGAATGACTTTAAGTTAGAGGAAGCGAGCGTTCAAACAACTACAGCGCAAGAGGAGACGACAGAAAAAGTTGAACTTATTGCTAGTGATCCACAGAAAGAATTAGAAAAAACTCTTGAAAAACCCAATGAACAAGTAACAGGAGAGCAAGCAGAAACAACTAAAAAGATGATACAAGTCATGGTTGACGCTCTTGAAAAAGCCCCTAATAAGCAAGCTATTGTACCTGATAGGCTCAATCATGACCTATCAAGTTATCGTAGAGATTTAATGATTATCAAGGAGAAAATGTTTCTGAAATACAAGTATGACGCTTCTAAAACGAAGGTTTTTAAGTCTAACTTGGACGGAACACTACAGTTTACAATCACGTTTACTGATGGAAAAAATATCCTTGTTTACTCAGGAAACTACGATACCATGACAGAGCAGATTCAACTTGCAACTTACAGGGAAGGAGAGTAGATATGGCAGAAGTAATTTCAATTCAAGGTTATACTTTGACAGGATTGAACTTTGCGCTCAAAAATGTAGCAGAAAATAAAAAGCTCTTTGGAGCTAACCTAGAAACATGGCTACATAGAATTGACGAAGCAGGGGGAGACTTGTCAGATGAAGATAAGAAAGTCTTTGGTAACCAAGAACAAGCGATCCAGTTTGTAGCGTTTAACACTATCTCTAATCAGGAAGATATTGAGAAGGAACTAAAGGCGCTATGTGAACTAGTTGTACCATTGGATACACTAGCTGATTGGGGTAGTCATAACCTAACAGTCCTTGAAGAAGGAGAAAAGGAAGCTGACGCAGAGGATAAAGAGTTATACTCTAGTGTTATTAAAGCTATTCGAGGCTTTGTGAAGGAAGTTAATGACCTATCTAGCGAAGTCTCAGAACTGACTGAACACTTAAAGCGTTCAAGAGAGCTGATGAAGGTTGTCTAAAACAAAAAAGCAAGTTCACAAATAGCTTGCTTTTTTTGATACAATAAAATAGACAACAAATGAGAGAGAGTAGATATGGTTACGATTAAACGAAAAACAGAAAACAAAGATGATTCATTAAGACAAGCAACCCTCATGTTTGAAAAGCGTTTTGACTTGCAGGACTTTACAGCAACTTTGATTGAAGCTGAACCAAGCACAATTAAGGAGCTTGTAGAAGATTATCTGCATACAGAGGGCTTTCCAAAAGGTGTAACGTATATGGACGTGGATTGGCACTTAAAACCACGTCTGAGAGCGTCTTATGACAAGTGGGTAGAATTAGGGTTCAATGAAGGCTATATCGCAGATGACGACCTGAGAGACGGTTTGAGAGAGTTCTTTGATACAGGACGAGCAACGCAGATGGCATTGAACGAGTGGCAAAAAAATCATTTATTGGATTTAGAAGTAGTCCTTAATGAAACCCTTGAAAAGTGGGAGCATAGAATGGTTGGCTCAGAAGAACTGCTAGATAACTTCTACAGTCTGTTTGACGCTATGCAAGTCAACAAGCTCTTGACAGAAAATATTGATAGTTACCCTGAATTGGTTGAAGAATTTAGAGACAAAACCAAGGAAGCAGGGCTTGATAATGCGAAACTCAACAACACTCACTACCAAGTGAAGGTCAACACGCAAGGTAATGAGAGCGAGATTGTCCTTTTGATGACCTTGATCTTGAATATCAATAGACCACAAGCGCTAGATAGTGTACCTAAAATGACTGCTGATGATTTTAACACGCTCTTATGTTTACCTAGCATATTTAGAAAATTAAGTAAGCGTATTGAATTATTAGATAGTGTGACTGAGTGGGAAGAAAGAAATAAGCAGATTGCTTCTGAGAGAGTAGCTATCCAGAAAATCTCCCAGATTTTAACAGAGAGCTTTAACCCAGAAGAAATCCTACAACAATTAGTCGCAAACCCTAGCCCAGACAACCCTTACTTTAAACAACTTGAAGTGTTGGCAGAAGAGCGTCATGTACCTGTTGAAAAATTATTGGCAAAAAAACCAAACGCAACCGTAAAATTCAATGGAGATATAGCTGATTTATCAAAGAAATTGCTTGGTACAGAGCTATCAGAATACGAGATTTATAGAAAATTTGTATCAAAGGAGAAAAAAATAATTAGTGATTTTTGGCTAGAAAAACCGTTAAAAAATTCACTAAGTGTTGAAATAATAGTAAAATAGAGAAGAAAAAGCATTGTTTTGTAAAATATAATTCAATGCTTTTTTGTTGTTTATTGCTTGATTTTTCTAAAAGAAAGTGCTATAATTTGAATAATCTTGTATGTCACAAAGGAGGTGTAAAAAAATGAAAACAAAACGTGACATTTATGAGCCTATGGCAGTTGAACTTGGTTTGACTAAAAAAGGTTCAAAAGAGGCTGTAGATTATGTATTTAGGGAAATCTCAAAATACTTGTCTGAGGGAGAAGGTGTACGCATTGACGGATTTGGTATTTTTGAAGTTCGTGAACGTGCAGAGCGTAAAGGACGCAACCCACAAACAGGCGAAACTATCGTGATCGAAGCTAAGAAGTCTCCTGCATTTAAAGCAGGTAAAGGTTTGAAAGATAAAGTCAACAAGGCTTAGTCTTTATGGATAAGAAAGGAAGTCCAATTTTTATGAAAATGAAAGAACAAGGTCATGGTTTTATTCGTAAGAATAAAGCAGGTAAAGTTGTATCAGGAATTGTCCTTGGAGCAACAATGTTTATGGCAGGGCAAGTAGCTTCTGCTGATGAAGTAAAAGCGCCAACAGACGCAAAACCTGTAGCAACAGCAACTACAGAAACACCAAAAGCGACTACTACAGAAGCTCCAAAACAAGAGGTGCAAGCAGAAACTAAAGAAGCACCTAAAACAGAAGAAGTGAAAGACCAAGCAGGCTTGGATAAGAAATATTCAGACCTGAAAGAAAAAGGTAAAGAGCTTGATGTTGAGCTTAAAGAAGATAAAAAAGTTACTCACAAGACAGTAGCAGACGCTTCTAAAGACCTTGATGAACAAGGTAAGAAAGTAGAAGAAGTTGCTAAAGGACGTGACGAAGCTAACGCAGAGCTACAAAAAGTGGTTAAGGAAGCAAAAGCTCTAGGAATTGATGTAAAACTTGATGACAAGGTAACGTATGACGACCTTGACAAAGCAAAAGAAGATATTGCAAATCAAGTTAAAGAACTAAGCGCTTTGGTAACGTCAGTTAAAGAAGGAAAAGCACGATTGGATAAAGCTGTTTCTACAGCTCAATCAGTAGGTGTAAAATTTGAAGGCGTGAAAAACATTGACCTTAAAGAAGTGGCTGACGCTGAAAAAACACTTAATGAAGTTGCTTCACAACAAAAAACAGTAAGCGCTGAATTGAATAAAGCTATTGCTGACGCAAAAGCTAAAGGCGTAAACGTTACAGTTGAAGGCGAAGTTGTAGTTGACGCTAAAGACGCACAAAAAGCACTTGCAGACGCAAAAGCTAAAATTGATAAAGCACTTGCAGACGCAGAAGCTAAAAACAAAACGATCCGTGAAAACAACGCTAAAGTAAACGAAGCTAACAAAAATGCTAAAGCAGAACTTGTAAGTGGTTCTACAGCAACTAAGAACGCTGACGGAACTTACACTCAAACACTTGCTGTTAAAAATGAAAAAGCAGGAAGCAAATGGAGTGGAAACCTAGCAAATACTGGTAGCGCTGAAATTGTTTCAGTTAAGTTGGTATCTCCTTCTGGTAAAGAAACAGTCTTTGCAAATGGTAAAATTGATTCTTCTAAAGTCCTTGATGAAGTAGGAGAGTACAAACTTGTTTATACTTTCAAAGCTAAAGATAATAATGCAGGTAACGTGTTAGGAAAACTTAGTGTTGAAGGACAAGCAGGACAGACTGGTAAAGTCACAGGAAGCCTAGCTTTTGCAACTAAAACTAAAAATGCAGTTGCTAGTGAAGCTAAACCTCGTAATTTCCTAATTGCTATTGATGGTTCAGGTTCAACAGGTGGTGGAGTTAAAAAACAAATCTTAGAAGATTTAACGACTGTCGCTGAAAGTATGAACGAGCAAGATAAAGCTATGTTGGCATTTTATGAGACTAATAATTCAAACTCATATTATACAACAGGAGCAGATGATCGTGACCGTCCTGTATCACGTCTAATGACTAAGAAAGAATTGTTGGATATTCTTGAAGTAGTTAAACCTAATAAAAACAATAATTTCATTGCTGGTGTATGGCGAAATGACCTTGCGAAATACAAGTTAAACTATGATTTCAAAGGAAAACAAGGAAGTCAAGAATTTGAAAATCTATTTGATGAAGTTCGTGACAAGAGTGCAACAGCTATCGTTTTGCAGTTGACAGATGATTGGAAAATGCCAGACGAAACCTTTGACGGTACGATTGCTGATTGGGCTAAACAACACGCTAAGACATTTATGAGTATTGTCTATGGTGGTGCTGATTCAAGAGCTAATCAGGAAATGGTTAAAGCAGGACACCCTAATATTTATCTTGCAAAACCAGACGGAAACTTAATTCCTAATGATGTTCGTAGTCAAAAAATTAAAGAACAAATTGCCTCTACAACAGTTGAAAAAGTAACTAAAGGGGAAATGCAAACTGTTAAAGTAACAGTTGGTGGTAACGGTGTAACCGTAACTAAAGCAACTCTTAAAGGTGCAACTAATAAAGATATTGTTGTTAAAGATGGCAAAGTTGACTTTAATGAAAAACTTGCTGATGGCAACTATACTCTTGAATTTGAAGTTACAGGAAATGGGACAGTAACAACAGTTGTAACGATTGATGGTAAAGAAGTTACTAAGAAATCGGCAGAAATCAAGGGAACAGCAGGTTCTAACGGTTCTTCAAGCGCTAAAGAAGATAAGTTGCAACCTTCTAAACTAGGTTCTACAACAAATGAAGTTAAACCAGAAGCAGTAAAAGTAGCTAAAATCACTTTGAAAGCACAAAAACCACAAGTTGCTAAAGTGGAAGCTAAAGCTCATGAAGTTGGTGTATCTGCAAAAGTACACCCTGTTGATGTAGAACAAAAACCAGAAGTTAAACCAGTTGTTAAACAGACTGCAAAAGTTCTTCCAAGCACAGGTTCAACAGCCTCAGTTGCCCTTGTAATGGCAGGTGTAGGAATGTTATCTCTAGCAGGTGCAAGCCTCAAAAAGAAAAAAGACTAATATAAATTTGTATTTTTAGGTTATTGGGCGTTTGTTCATGAACAGCGCCCTCTAATCAAGAAAAGAAAGGAAAAAACAAATAATGAAGAAAACAGAGATTGTTAAAGGTCGTGGATTTAAGCGTAAAACTAGTCTTGGACTAGTTTGTGGAATTGCACTTACAGGAGCATTCTTCCTTGGTGCTAATGGAGTTTCGGCAGACGAAGCGACAGCTCCAACAACAGCAAATCCAACTACTACAGCTACAGCAAACGAAAGCAAGACTGTAACGGTTGATGAAGGATTGACTGAAACAGCAAACAAGGCAAAAGAAGCAGGTTTGAAAGTTAATGCTGAACCAACAAAAAACCTTGGAGTTGCTAACACAGAAGATGAAGCTAAAAAGATTGAAGCACAAGCTAAAAAAGACGTAGCAGACCAAAAAGCTGAAATCGAAAAACAAGTAAAAGACTACCAAGCACAATCACAAGCAGGCGACAAGAAACGTCAAGAAACTGTAGATAAATTAAACCAAGAAGGAAAAATTTACAATGTTACTGCTGATGGTTTGCGTGAAATGGGCGATGACGCTTACAACAAAGGTCAAACTAGCTATGGCGAGTTCACGTCAAGTAAGGGTACAGTACGTTATTTGAACGCTCCTAGTGAGTTCAATGCAGATAAAATTGATCCAACAGTTGCTGTTTTAGATTCTGCTATTGGTACAGCTCCTAAAGAAATCACTATGAAGTATGCAGGTGGGAACGTATTTGGTAATACAACAAACTCTCTTAAAGACCGTTCTTCACTTAAAGTAGTTCCTATCTTGGTAAATGATGGCGAAACTATCACTTATAAAGTGAATGTTGCAGGGGATTCTGAACTTGGTAAGTTGGGAATTAAAACAGTTGAACGTGCGCTTACTCTTAAAGGTTCTCCTGTAGGAGCAAAAGGGAAAGTAGCACTTTTGGCAGACCGTACAGGTTCAGTTATTTCTAACTATATCTTTGGTGGTTTGGGTAAAGCAAGCGAAGTTATGAATAACGGTAAAGAGTTTGATGTTTTAAGCTCTTGGAATTATCTTGACGCTTCTGGTAAAGCTATTGATTCTAAAGAATTGGCTTCTAAATTTGTGAATACTAAATGGTATCCTACTCTTAACCTTAAAGCAAGTGAAATCAAAACAGCTCCAACAACAGATATTAAACCTCATTCCCTTAACTATGGGGTTGATGATCCAAAAACATTATCTGATAAATTTGTTAACGGTGGTAGCAAATTTGTAGAAGGCACTAGAAAGTACCAGTTGGGAGAATATGGAGCTAAAGTTATTGATCCAACTCAAAACTTGATGTCTTATCATTCAAACCTACCTGCACCAGTTAATGAAAACTTCTCTAGCCCTAAAGAAGCTCCAACAGTAAACTACCATCTTGTTTCATACACAGTAAATAAACCAAAAGCTACAAACAATGCTGATAAGGTTAAAAAAGGCTCAATCGTCCAAGTGTTTATTGAAGAAGGTGGAAAAGAAATTGCACCTAAGACAAACACAGGCGAAAAACCAGTAGATGAAACAGTTAAGTTGACACACCCTAACGAAATCACGTTTGAAGGTAAAACTTATACTTTCACTAAACAAGATAAAGTTGATCCAACTAAGATTCCTAACGGAACTGAAACCATCACTTATATTTATAAGTTGAAGGAAGCACCAAAACCAGTTGAAAAACCAACTCCTAAACCAGTTGAAAAACCAACTCCTAAACCAGTTGAAAAACCAACACCAGTTCCTACACCAACGCCAACACCAACACCAACGCCTAAACCAGTTCCAACTCCAACACCAGTTGAAAAACCAACTACAATTCACATTGATACAAATGGGAAACCTGTAGCTCCTAAAGAAGATGGTACTAAGCCATTTAAGACCATTGATGGTTATGAGCCAGCTCCTAAAGATTCTAAGAACGTAGTAAATCCTAAAGGCGAAACAGTCCGTGTTTATAGTCAAATCAAAAAAGGTAATGTAGAAGTACGTTACGTTAAAGATGACGCTTCAAGAACTGTATTGAAAGAGCCAGTAGCAGATACAGTAGGTGGAAAAGTTGGTTCAGACTATGACACTACAGACCACAAGCCAGTAACAATCACTAAAGACGGTGTGACTTATGAGCTTGTCCGTTCAGAAGGGGTTGAAAAAGGTAAAGTTGTAGAAGGTAAGACAGTTGTAACTTACGTTTACCGTGAAGTACAAAAACCTATCACAATCCACATTGACACAGAAGGCAATCCAGTAGCTCCACAAGAAGATGGAACTAAACCATTTAAAGAAATTGAAGGCTACAAACCTGCTCCTAAAGATTCTAAGAACGTAGAAGATCCAAAAGGTGTAACAGTTCGTGTTTATGACAAAGTGAAACCAGAAGCTCCACAAGAAGCTCCTAAGACACCTGAAAAACCAGAAGCACCAAAACCTACAGCGCAAGCCTACGTTACTAAAGAATTGCCAAATACAGGCTCAGAAGCAAGCACAGCTCTTGCAATCGCAGGTATGGGTATTCTAGGACTTACTGCTCTAGCATACAAAAAGAAAGAAGATTAAGCCCTCTTTCGGAAGCGAGTAAATTTCATGTTATAATCAGAGAACAGCGTACATAGTACGCTGTTTTTTATTGAATACGGAAGTAAAAAGTATTGACAACTTTTAGAAAAAGTGTATAATATAAACATAGGGTTATTTGCGATCCTTGGGTAGAACCAGAAAAAACTATAATCTAGCTGAAAACTACGGTAAGAAGGTAGGGTTATAGTTCATGTTAATACAGTAGCAAAACCGTATTCTAATTTAGAAATTAGTGATAAGTTGTTTTGTCACCAGTCAATTTAACACGGTAGCAAAACAGTCAAAAGTAAATGTAGATAACGTTTTAAGTTTTGATACTAGTCTATTTAACACGGTAGCAAAACGATTAACAATCACTTCTTTAGTCTTTTTATGTTTTGTCACTAGTCAGTTTAGCATGATAGTAAAACAAGTGGGTAGCATTACAAGTACAGTTAAGAACAACTCAGATATAAAATAAGTGAATAATATTAAATAGACCACTCCTAAAGGAACGTATAGTGTAGTGTACTTGCCTTTAGGAGCTTTCTTTTTATCAAAAACAGAAAGAAAGTAAAAAGTATTGACAAAATACCGAAAGAGTGTATAATATAAACATAAAGAGATTAAGAAACAGGAGAAAACAATGACCTATACACTAAAAGTACAGATTGAACCAACAGGATATACAGAGTACCTAGAAAAAATCTATAAACACGGTTATAAGTTAAAGCGTGAAATGGTAAATTATTTTAACCGTCAAGAGTATCGAAGAAAATCGTGTGATGATTATAAGTATCTTGCAGAAGAAACTAAACTGCTGAATGAATTACAAGAGAAAATCAAAGATACTAAGGATAAAGAGCTTAAAAAAGCATTGAAAGCTGAGTATAAAGAGAAATCAGAAGAAATTAAAAAGGGTTGGATTGCTCTTAATAATGCTTTTGGTCTAGGGAGTGGTAAGTTTGTTGATTATAAAAACTTAGGGCAAGCTAGTGTGATGTATGAGCGTTACGCAAAAGATGGCATTATAAACTGGTCTAGCTTTGAGAATATGGCGCAAGCAACTAAACAGGGTTATTTGAAGCGCAGAAGTCAAAAAGATAGTGATAATTTTATAAGAGTTCCTAAAGAAAAGGAATTTACAACGATCTGGTACAGAAAGTGCAACCATAATATCTCAATGGACGGAATTTCTTTTGGGAAACGTGGGGCTAGAATCACGCTTCCTTGGAAGTTTAGGAAAGATGATGAAATCAGATTATCTTACGCTCTTGAAATGCAGAAACTAGCCTTGTATGCTATTAAACGTGTACTACTCAAAGATAATACATGGAAGTATTATGTTTTGATGGTGTTTGATGGAGCGCCTTATGGAACAAGAGAAAGTTTGCCTGCAAAGGGGAAAGTTGTTATTTCCTTAGATATTGACAAGTTAGAGATTGTGGCTAAAAATGACTTTATCAATAAAGAGCTACGCTTTGACTTATCTAATGACAATGGCTATTCAACCGTACTATCTGAAATAGATACCATGATGGAAGAATCCAGACGAGTGAATAACCCTGATAATTACGAGGAGAACGGTGTTCCTAAAACTGGTGTTCGTCCGTGGGTAAGAACTAACAACTACATTAAGCTATCTAACAAAAAGCGCTATATTTGGCATAAGATTAAAAACTATCGAAAAAATCGCTTTGAAAAGATTGTAAATGATATTTTGGAACTAGGAGACGAGTTTGTCGTCTATAAAGAGGACTTTAGAGCCTTGCAACAGCGAAAAGACTTTGATAAAGAAACTATGTCATGGTTTGATACACGCAAGCAGAGAGGCTTTGAAATTATGTTCAACGCTCCTTATGAGTTTTTGATTTTGCTGAATATGAAATTAAGCTATTTTGGTAAGACAGCAGAAGAAATTACAAAAAGACAATAGAAGGTAGAAGATATGACTGATAAAGAGAAAATAGAAACAATAGAGAGTGAAGAAGCTCTAAAAAATAAATCACGAAGAAATATACTTAGAAAGACTTTTGCTGTATTTCTAATTCTTATATCCTTGGCTTTGATTTTCAATTCAAAAATCCGTGATATGATGATTGTTTGGAACACTAATAAATATCAGGTTAGTCAAGTGACGAAAGAGAGCATAGAGGATAACAAAGAGAAAGAAGGGAACTTTGATTTTTCTTCTGTTAATTCTGTTTCGTCAGAGGCAGTTTTAGCTTCTCAATGGAACTCCCAACAGCTTCCAGTTATAGGTGGGATTGCTATTCCTGAGTTAGAAATAAACTTGCCTATCTTTAAAGGGGTTGATAATGTGAACCTACTTTATGGTGCAGGAACTATGAAGCCAGACCAAAAAATGGGAGAGGGGAACTATTCCCTTGCTAGTCATCATATCTTCCAAGGTGAAAATGCAGGTCAGTTACTCTTTTCCCCTTTAGCAAATGCTAAAAAGGGCATGAAAATCTATCTGACAGATAAGGATAAGGTATATACTTATGAAATCAGAGAGGTTAAGAAAGTAACGCCTGAAAGAATAGATGAAATTGAGGATCGTGAGGGCGTGAATGAAATCACGCTAGTAACTTGTGAAGATAAGGACGCAATAGAGAGAATTATTGTCAAAGGGGATTTAAAAGAGGTCAAATCTTATTCTGAAACACCAGAAGAAATTTTAAATGCTTTTAATAAGCCTTACAAACAATTTAATTAAGTAAAAAAAGCTAGTCGAAAGTCTAGCTTTTTATTTATTTTTCCTCAATCAATTTTAAGGGCGTTTTTGGACGTTCTCAGCACGTTTTGATTTTAGGGGCATAAAATGGACGGAGAGATAGCTAGGACGCAAGAGAGAGGACGAGAGAGGGGAAAACGAGCATATCTACACTTTGTTTATCTGATATATAGAAAAAAGGGATAGAAAACAACAAAAATCATACAAAACACAAAAATATAATACAAAAACACAAAAAAATAATAAAAAGTCTTGACAAGGGGGTAGGAAGAAGTGTATAATATAAACATAAAACAAAGGAGCAATAACAAATGGCAGTAGAAGTAAAATTTGGGAACTTAGGTATTGATGAAATTGAACGTGACTTAGGTATCAAGCTGACAGAAGCAGATAGAAAATTCTTGCAAGAAACAAGACAAGAGCAAGTTATGAACGGAGAAGGAGCTTTAAAAATGCCTTCACGCTCTTGGCACTTTTTTGATATGCCGAGAGTTCTTGAACTTGGTAGCTACTCTTTCTATTTGGAGATTGAGAAATTGCTTTCAAACTATGAGATTAAAGGACGATTGGAAGTTAGTTTTGTATTTGCAGATGACGAGAAAATCGAGAACCTTTATGAATTAGAGAGTGAAAATAGCTATCCGAATTATCTATTCGGTCATATAGTCAGGGGGAAATTTGCTGAGATTGGCAGTTTTAGTTTTTGGCAAATCTATAAGGAAAACAAAAAGACTATTGAGTATAGAAGGGTAAAATATGAGAGCTTTTTTGAAGAAAAAAAGGAACTAAAAAGATATGTTAGAAACGACTTTCTTGTTCCATGTGAAGATGGTTTTTATAATGTTGATTATCAAGAGAGTGTAAGATTCAAAAAAGAAGAATTAGAAAATCCTCAATCAGAAATGATTAAATTTAACAACTACGGTTATATTGTAGAGCTAAAACCGTGGAAGGGAGAACGTGTCCCTGCTCTTGGTTCAAGTAAAAAGGTTGATTGGGAAGAATACAAAGAAAAAGAAAAGGCGTACAGAAAACGTGTTCGCAACTTAGGAAAGTAAAAGGAGTAGAAACAATGGAAGAATTAAGACGAAAGTTTGCAGAAAATCTATACTACAAGGCTTGTGACTTGGCGAATGAAGATATAGAAAACTTGGATAATGGAGACGACCTTGACGCATATTTGTTCGAGCAGAGAGTAATTGCTATCTGCGAAGCTGTATTCAAAGAAATGATTTTTGTTGAAGCAGGGCTATTAGAGAAGAAAATCTTTGCTACTTTGCCAACAGATCAAGACGGTGTTATGAGCGAGGTAAAAAAAGAGCTACCACCTGCATTACAGAAAGGACAGAAAGAATGAAAAAATCTGTAAGGATAACACTCACGCAAGATGAATACAATCATCTTCTTGCTTTGAAAAGCTACCTTGGGTTAAAATCTTTAGTTGAGACTGTTTCATTTGCAGTAGAAAAGGAAATCAACCGACACCAAGGGAACTCAACTTACCTATACTATTTAGAAGAAGCTAGAAAAGGGGTAAAATAATGACAGATAAAGATGGTTGGCATATAGTTTACGGAAAAAACGTTTATGTAGAAAATGGGAAAGTCGTCTTTGGAACAACAAAAGGCGAAAACAATTCAGAAGTCACTTGTTATCCTTATGAGTACAACAAAGACCTTGACTGTTGGGTTAATATTTCTGGTGAAGTAACTCTATCAGCTTACAGGGCAGGGTATAAAAGAGGAACTAAGTGTATGAAGTAAAGGAAACTAGAGGGGTAACCCTCTTTTTTGTTTCCTCGCAACATAAAAAAATAATAAGAAAACACGAAAAAATAATGCAAATTAGTTGACAGCGATTATAAAAGAGTGTATAATATAAACATAAATAAGAAAACGGAGTTTTAAACATGAACTACTACTTAATCGAAAACCACCTACACTTTGCTATCGTAGAAGAATATGTTCTGGCAAAAATTAAACGCTTGAATAAAGGGCTTGATATTTACAGCTTATACACGATCAAAAAGTTGAATGATGAAGATAATTGGGATAACATTATCAATACTAAGCACGAAACTACAAACAAGCGTTATACCAGTATCGAAGATGAAGAAGAAATCAGAGATTATGGTTTTGTAGAAGAATAGGTAGAAAGAAGGTACAGAATATGACAGTATTATTATTTGAGTACGGACACAGTAAAATTAACACATGGGATAAAAAGTGGTCTGGGGAAGGCAAGGTATTTGCTAAGGAAGTGTTCCTAACTACTAAAAAAAGAGAAAGGTTGACAGAACTTGGATTTGACCTACATAGAGGAGCAAAAAAAACATTTACTTACGATTTTGGAGACGGTTGGGTTGCTAATGTAACAATGACTGTAGGCAACAAAAAAGACTTTGAAGGGATTATGAAACTTTCAGAAGGGTTTATGGGATATGATTGGTTCATTGATAGTATCTTAGAAAATGGAAAAATTGTTAAAAAATGAAGTCTTGGGAAGTGGGCTTCCACTCTTTGATATAACCTTCTTAGAAGAACAGGAGAAACAAAATGGAATTTAAAATCAAACAGAACATTACACCAGAGGACTTACTACAAGGTATTTCATGGCATGGAGAAACAGACCATGACAACGAAGCAGTCCAAAAGCTGAAAGAACTGAATGAGTTTGTGTCAGACCTAGTTGCAAAAATCTTTTTCTTTCAGTTGCAGATGGAACAAGTTGCAACCAATCAAAACAATCTGAGCGCTAAAGAACTTTCAGAAGAAGCTAAAAAGCTCTTGATTAACGTTGCTAAGATGACTACGAAGGAAGAAGATTGGGAAGCGATTGAAAAATTAGTAAAAGGGGATAAGTAAATGGGAAGATTCGACCCGAATATTAGTTATTCAGATGAAGCCTCTAAAATTTTTAGGGAGTATCGTGAGTTAAAGGATAAGCAAGAAAAAGCAGAGAAAACACGTCTTTCTAAAGTGATTGCTTATGCTACGTTGAAACTAGATACTCTTACAGAGGATATGGACGAACGTGTAAAAGAGTTTTACAAGGATAATAAAGATAAACTTTGTTATAGTGGAGAAATAATCACGCACGAATATTGTAGTCAATATTTGAGTGGTAGGAGAGGTGAATTTTTCTTAACTGAAGATTTAATTAACTTTCTTAAGCTAAATTCTGAACACAAAGTAAAGGTAATGGCTATCTATGAAGGTTTTGCTATTATCGAAGTATATTCCAAGGCTTATATCGTTCCTGAAGAATTGATAGTGACAGTAGAGCAGACAGATGATATTGCTATTGGGAATGAGTTGGTTGTGAAAGCAGATAATCAGCTTGTTTTGAAAGATCAGCTTGAGGAAACGAATAGATTACTTGAAAAGGTTTCTAAGTTTGAAGATGAAGCCTTTGCAGGGCAACTAGAAGAAATCAACAACTTAAAAGCTGAAATGGAAGCAAAGATTACAGCTGTTTATGAGTTGCAAGCTAAAATGATGGCAGAGTTACAAGAGAAGATTAAACGCTATGAACATGAGCTTCTTATCATACGTTCAGACCTAACAGCCTTTGAGTATCGTAACGGCTTAACTGTAAACTTTATGAACATTCACAAAGGTACTAATGCTCCTATTCAGCAACCTATCATTATTCACCAAAAACTTATTTATTTAGACGAGGATCTCCCTCGGTTGAAAGACCTTTATGACGAGCATGCAGGGAGCTTGGAAGTTGCAATCAAACACTCTCCAGCTCTCCTTGAGCATATTTGCCCAACAAGCAAAGGAATCACATTCCTTAAAATGCGCAATTCGGCAGGGCGTTTTGAGCTGAATAATACAGTTATGGAGTTTGTTCAGGACACTATGCCAAATGAAATTGGGGTATTGATCCGTAACGGTGGGAATACTTGGCTTACATGGTTAGATAGTAAAGATATTTCTTTATCAGTTGACTCTTTCACTTCAAATTCTTCTGATGAAGAGACTTCGCTATCATTGGTTCAATCTCGTTACTATTTGTTTAACCTCATTTTGGGATTGATTGAGCGTAATGAAATTTTACAACTAGATCATGTTCCGACTAACATTTTTGCTGATACAGGTATTATATGGTCTAATGCTGATTCACAAATTGCTGATTCAACGTATGTTGAATTAGGGGAAATCATTCCTATCTTGAATAAATACTCTAAGACTGATGATCCTATTTACGTTTTGAACTCTTTTACAGATAGAGCTAAATATACAGGACGTTATGGTGGTGGCACAACTCAGCGTGGACGTGGAGATAATGCTTTGACGGATAGTACATCTGTTGAAGAAGGTTTGAACAAAATCAGGGGAATTGATTATTTTTCTGATTTTACTTATCGTTTTTATGTTGGTGGTGTAAAGTGGCTATGGAGTGCTTATGAATCTAAGGTTAAACCCAGTCTTTATATTGAAGAAGATGAGTTCATTAACCTTAAATTTCTCAACAGCAAACTTATCAATTACTACATTCACACCAAACGTATTGGTAGGATTTCAAACTCAGGACGTTACGTCGATTACTCACACATGCTTCCTATCCTTTTTGGAATCAAAAAAGCCTTGGAGGAGCAGGAAGAAGTTGATCGTTTACATATTGTTGCACAAGACTATGATTTAAACCTTTTAACCTCGTTTAAGATTCTTCATGACGTGCGCGTGGTCACTTCTTACCAAGCTAAACGTTATTCTAAGTGGGTTGCAGGTTTGAGTGATGAGGATAAAGCATACTATCAACAGTTACTCCTTATCAATGACCTAGAGGGTGTTATCCGTAAGCCCAAAGTTTATGCAGTTTTAAGTAAACCTGTATTTCTTGATAATGAGGAACGCAGAGAACGAAAAATCTCAGAATATGCTATTTTCACAATAAGCGAAGCAGGCTCAAACGCAGGGACGATCTTTGATGATACTCAAGGTAGATATTTTTCCTTTACTTATGGTGAGTTGAAATTGGGTTATTGGGGTTGTACTCGAATTAAAACATTTTCTAGTAAAGAAAGTTTTGATAATTTTTTAGATAAGGAAATTATCCACCAAGAATACATGGATCGTAAGAATCCAGAAAAATTCTCTATGTCTAACATCCAAGATTATTTTGGCGAGCGAGAGTGGTTTTTGGTTGACTTTTTTGACTATCAAGGAAATCATAAGATGGTACAAGAAGTCAAAAATATGAATAAGGAGTAGAAAGGGTTCTACAATAAAAGTTGAGCTATAAAAAAGATGGGAAAGCCTAGCTACAAAAGCTAGCTTTATCCCAAACCCTAAAAGCTCATATAAGGGCATATAAGCCATTTTAAGACAAAGTGGCATAATTCTAGGTAGAGCTTCTAAAAACGTGACAGGAGCTAAAAAATAGGGCAATAAGGACGGAATAAGCAGAAAGAGAGGTTTGCTATGTGGAATAAAGGGAAACTGACGTACAGAGGGAAGAAGATTGACTACTTAGCCAAGGTAAGTGATGAACCTTCCCCAGATGGCATTGATAAAGGGCGTGTTTACAACCTAGATATATCTATTGGGGAAGAAACAATCGTCTCTTATGACAGAGGTTGGGAGATTTATCCTGAAACTGCTGAACAAGAGGGTATTTTAGAAGAAGTCTTGAATATCCTGACAGAAAATTAAACTATGGAACGCTCTAAAATCAAGAATTTTAGGGTGTTTTTTATTTACAACACAAAAAAATAATCAAGATATGATAAAAGTATTGACAAAGATTATAAAAGAGTGTATAATATAATCATAAAGATAATTAAAGGGAACGCAACGCCCTATAAAAAGGAGAACCACAACATGAACGCAACACTACCAGTAGAAGTACAAGGTTACAAAGATGAAATGATGAAGCAACTACATGAATACATGGATAATCTTGGGGCTATGCGTATTGAAGAAGCTAAAGAAAATGAAAAAGGCTTCCGTGATAGTGTAACAGCTATGATTAAGTGGTATATTTCCCAAAATGCGAGCGAAGAAAAGGTAACTGCTCTTAAAGAGACGCTAGTAGTAAATCTTTATCGCTTGCAAGAAATCAGGAAGGTAGTTGAAAATCAGAATACGATTGGCGAAGCAAAACTAATCTTTCAACAGCTAGGAATTATTTAAAAGGAGAACGCAACATGAGACTTACAGGAGCAGATATTAACAAGGTTTACTCAGAACAGTTAGCAAAACTACTACTAGATGGCTATACATTAGTAGTAGCAAGAGAAAATGGATCATTGGAACGAACTAATGATGATTTTGCTAAAGTTATCTTAGAAAAAGATGGCAAGAAGTATGATTATGGCTTCTGGTATGATAGTATCAACAGAAACACAGGAAGGCACGTTTTAACCCTAACAGAGCATATCAAATATTCATGGTGGGATAGATACGCAGAAACTAACAATTTACTAGTAGAGCCTTACACTTACTACAGCTATAATTTTGGAATATATGAAGTGTATAAGTATTTTATCTTTTCAACCGAAGAAGAAGCTCTTGAACTGTACGAGAAGCGCAAACAACGTTCAGAGTATCGAGAATGGAAGAATCAACGTATCTTAAACACCTTTAAGGTTGCTAAAACTAACTACAAAGGCTTCAAGAAAGACGTAACGGTTGAATCACTACGATATAGCTATATACTTACTAGCAAAAACGGACGCAAGGCTAGTGTTAGCAAACGTACAGGTCGCTTCACAGCCTATTAAAAACAGGTAAAGAGCTTGCAGGCACAGGCTCTTTTTGTTATACAAACTAGATACAACACAAAAACATAATCAAAAAGTGTAGAAAAATAATCAAAAACTATTGACAACCACTAAAAAAGAGTGTATAATATAAACATAAAGGAATTAACAGAAAATAAACCAAAGGGAAAACACCATGAACAAAGAACTAACAACACAAGAACAAGTTGCACTAGCAAAAGAAATTTTACAAGTTAAGAACCGCAGAGAACGTTCTAAAAAACTTGGAGAAATCCTAGATCGTGAAAAGCTATCAGCAGATGATATGTACTCATTGTACAATACATTGCTAACAGCCATTAGAGTTTACGGTGATGTTATTGGATTTGATGACAAAGACTTTCAGGAAATGGCTCTTACAATCTTAGTTCTTGAAAAGGTTGAAGAAGCGAAAGAAACTAGGGAAGCGTAGAGGGGAGTTCCCCTTTACACAAGCTAAATTTTACAGATTAGAGCGAAACTGACAAGGAGCAACAATGGAATTTTATCAAACTAAATTAGGGCAGAAGTTCTATGAAAAGGACTTACCCTCACTAATTAAGGAACTAGGGGAACTAAAGCAAGAAATTGCAGAGCTAAGAAAACCAAAGGAAAACACGGTTGTAGTCTTAGATGATGATTATAAACTAGGGGAAACGATCAAGGAGTATGCTGAAAAGGGTTGGACTTTAAAGCACTACCTACCACAACACCTAGATATTTATCAACAATTTGTGCCGACTGTATTAGTATTTGAAAAATAACCCAAGGGCAACGCAACAAAGCCTTAAAGACTTAAAGAGAAGGAGAATAAAATGGGAATTGACTTATATGGTTTTGTAGAAGGATATGACGAAAATAAAGGGCTATGGAGCAATATTTCTCCATTAACAGATTTTAGTCAGATGAACTTTAATGGTTATGGTTATCCTAAAGAAGCAAAATATTTATTTGGGAAACCACTTCCTGAAATGCTTGAAGTGGTGCGTGATAAGAAGTTGTATGAGTTGCTACAAGATACAAGTGGGGAAAAAATCAAAGAATTGTCTATCCTGAGTGTGAAGGAAGATACAGAGAAAGCTACCAGTTTGACAAAAGATATTTTCTTTTATTTATCTGATATTAGTTCACTTTATGTAGTTGACCTACAAGCCTTAAAGGACTATATGAATACTACAGAAATTACTAGTCCACAGAAAGAAAACCTAACAACTATGATAGCGCAGATAGAGAAGATTGGAGCAGGCTATTCAAAAATTAGATTTATTTATGCTTTCTTTTAAAGAGGTCTATCTATATCATTCTTCATGGTAAACCCCCTCCCCCCTTTTATCAAGCGCAACAGAGATAGAGGGGGAATAGAAAGGTTAGCTATAACCACTTTATAAAGAGATAGGTAAGAGTTTCAGAGAAATCTCCTTTGAAAAACCAACGCTGAAACACAATAAACTCCGTAGAACCTACCTATCTCTATATAAGGTGGTTATCACTAACCAAAAAAAGAACAAAAGGAGAATCGCAAATGTATTTAGGACAG